AATTATATTGAAGATTTTATCGAGGATATGAAAAAAGTATTTCCAACATTAGGTGATGATTGGGGTATTTATATTCCTGAGGTAAAATATCTTAATGAAGAGGTTAAAACAAATTTTTCAGATTTATCATTAATTGAATACCCAGATGTCTATTTTGTAGGAGATGCTTTATCAGCGAGAGGTATTACAGTGTCAGGTGCTCAAGGAATATTAGCTGTTGAGGGTTTGGTTAAAGGATGTGAATGGGATAATATTCATGGAGATGTAACTTATTTTAAATAATTTGGAAAATATAAATAAAATTTATTATAATATAAAAAAGTTATGCAAACAAAAACGATAAAATCAGAAAGTAGAATTATTAGTTATTTTGATAATTCAGATCGAAGAGTATTCCACAATTGGGAAGGACCTGCTATTAGATATTCAGATAAATCACAAAAAGATGAATATTATATATTTGGTCAAAAAATGACAAAAGATGAATGGAATGAAACAAAAAGAGATTTTAATGGTATTCCTCCATCAAAGAATCCAGCTTATGAACAATCAATGTTACATTAATATTAATAAATAAAAAATGGCTCGTATCGGATTTACTGGAACTATGTCATGTGGGAAGACCACTTTAGTTAAAGCATTAAAAGAAACATATCATTTTACTCATTATGAAACAGCTGTTGAGAGGAGTAAATACCTAATGAATTTAGGTATTCCTCTTAACACAGATTCTACATTAAAAGGTCAATTCATATTTTTAGCTGAACGTTCTACAGAGTTAATGGTTAAAAATATTATTACAGACAGAACAATATGGGATGTATGCGCGTTTACAGCTTTAGCTAAATCAATCCCAGATAATCAAAAATGGGATTTTGAAAGAGCAGCTATGAATTTAAAAGATGAATATGATATTATATTTTATCTATCACCTGAAGGAGTAGAATTAGAAGATAATTCAATTAGAACTACAGATGCTACATATAGATCAGATATTGATTTTCAAATTAAAAAATTATTAGAAAGATTTCCACCTAAAAAATTAATTAATATGCCTCTTTATTTAACTACTGAAGAAAGAATAAAAGAAGTTGTGAAACATATTTATAATAGTGAAAAATAATGTTTTAATATTAGTATTTTTATTAATTTTTGTTTTTCTTTTATCAAAAAATAAAGGGATAACATCATGTTCTGAAAAAAAATCAGATACTACTACTATCTATGATACAACATGGAAAGTTAATATAAAAAAATATCCAGTGTATACTCCAGGTCCTGTTATTACTTTACCTGGAGATACACAATGGTTATTACAACCTATTGATACTATGTCTTTATTAAGAGACTATTATTCTAGGCGTGTATATTTTGATACTATATGGATAGATAGTTTTGGATTTGTATATTGGGGTGACACTGTAAATAAAAATAGAATAGTATCTCGTCAAAAAGGTACAAATTATAAAATACCTACAATAACAAAAACCATCACAATAAATAATTATTATAATCAAAGACGACAGTTAAATATAACAGGATTAGTAGATGTGTTAAATCCAACTTTATATGGTGGTTTATTATATGAAGATAGAAAAGATAGAATATATCATTTAAATATAGGTGTAGGTTTAAGAGGTTCTTCTTTAATAGGGGGAGTATCATTTCCTATTTTAAAAGAATCTTCAATTTTAAAAAAATAATTATGTCTGATAAATCTATAAAAGAAGCCATAATCCAAGAACTTACTCGTTGTAAACAAGATCCTATATATTTTTGTAAAAAATATTATATGATTCAACATCCTACTAAAGGTAGAGTTAAATTTAATTTATATCCATTTCAAGAAGCTTGTTTAAAAGTATTCTTAAAGAATCCATTTAATATAATTAATAAATCTAGACAATTAGGTATATCAACTTTATCTTCAGGTTATGATTTATGGTTAATGTTGTTTCATACTGATAAAAACGTATTATGTATAGCTACAAAAACTGAAACAGCTAAAAATATGGTAACTAAAGTAAAATTTGGTTATGATAATTTACCTAGCTGGATGAAGATAAAAACAGTTGAAAATAATAAATTATCAATTAGATTATCTAATGGATCCCAAATGAAAGCAGTATCAGCAGCTGGTGATAGTGCTCGTTCAGAAGCTGTATCGTTGCTTTTAATAGATGAAGCTGCATTTATTGACAATATTGAAGAGGTATTTATTTCAGCTCAACAAACCTTAGCTACTGGTGGTGGTTGTATAGCAATGTCTACACCTTATGGTACAGGTAACTGGTTTCATAGAACATGGGTAAAAGCAGAATCAAAAAATAATAACTTCATACCAATTAGATTACCATGGACTGTTCATCCTGAACGAGACCAAACATGGAGAGATAAACAAGATGTAGAATTAGGACCTAGAGCAGCTGCTCAAGAATGTGATTGTTCATTTACTACATCTGGTGATACAGCTATAGATCCTATATTTTTAAATTGGTATGACACACAAACTATAGATCCTATAGAAAGAAGAGGTTTCGATAATAACTTATGGATATGGGAACGACCAGATTATTCAAGACAATACGCTGTTTTTGCAGATTGTGCTCGAGGAGATAGTAAAGATTATTCAGCTTTTCATGTGTTTGATGTAGAAAATAATGTTCAAGTAGCTGAATATAGAGGACAAATAGGAACAAGAGATTATGGTCATTTTTTAGTAGGTATAGCTACTGAATATAATAATGCTTTGTTAGTTATAGAAAATGCTAATATAGGTTGGGATGTTATTCAAACTGTTGTAGAAAGACAATATGCTAATTTATATTATTCACCAAGACAAGAAGCAGCTATGGTAAATGTTGAAATGTATTTAGATAAATTTGAATCAGGTCAAGGTATGTTACCTGGTTTTACTATGTCTCAACGAACTAGACCGTTATGTATATCTAAAATGGTATCATATATTAATGAAAAATCAGTAACTATTAATTCTAAAAGAACAATGGAAGAATTAAGAGTATTTGTTTGGAAAAACGGCAAAGCTCAAGCTCAAAATGGTTATAATGATGATTTAGTTATGAGTTTAGCTATAGGAATGTTTTTAAGAGATACATCTTTACGTTATAAACAAACAGGTGATCAATTAACAATTAAAGCTTTAGAAGGAATAAGCAGAAATCAAAATTATTTAGGTCCAGCTGTTTATAATAGTGGTGTAACTAACAATAATCCTCAATCAACTTGGACTATGAATGATGGATATGGTAACCAAATAGATTTAACTTGGTTAATATAAACATATTTATTACAATAATAACATAATGGCATTATTTGACAATCTAAAAAAATTATTTTCCAGCGATGTAATCGTAAGAAACGTAGGAGGTAATGAACTAAAAGTTATAGACTCTGATAGAATACAATCAGCTGGTGTTTTACAAACAAACGCTATAGTTGATAGATTCAATAAAATATACACTACATCAGGAGTAGCAGCTTACGCTGGACAAACAGCTTTAAATTATCCTTCAATTAGACCTCAATTATACGCAGATTATGAGGCTATGGATACAGATGCTATTGTTGCTTCCGCTTTAGATATTATTTCTGATGAATGTACTTTAAAAAATGAATCTGGAGAAGTATTACATATTAGATCTAGTGATGAAAATATTCAAAAAATACTTTATAATTTATTTTATGATGTATTAAATATTGAATTTAATTTATGGTCATGGACTCGTAATATGTGTAAATACGGTGATTTTTATTTAAAATTAGAAATTGCTGAAAAATTTGGAGTTTATAATGTTATACCATTTTCTGCTTTTAATATTTTAAGAGAAGAAGGTATGGACCCTAAAAATCCATCATATGTAAGATTTAGATATGATCCAGCTGCTGCTTCAGCTGGGGCAGTTAATGCTTCAGCTTGGGCTAATTTTAGTACAAATAATAATATTGATAATGGTATTTTCTTTGAAAATTTTGAAATGGCCCATTTTAGATTATTATCAGATATGAACTTTTTACCATATGGCAGATCATATCTAGAACCAGCTCGTAAATTATTTAAACAATATACTTTAATGGAAGATGCGATGTTAATACATCGTATTACAAGAGCTCCAGATCGTAGAATATTTTATGTTAATATTGGTCAAATTCCACCAGCTGAAGTAGATAACTACATGCAAAGGATGATTTCTAAAATGAAAAAAACTCCATTCATGGACGAAAAAACAGGCCAATATAATTTAAAGTATAATATGCAAAATCTATTAGAAGATTTTTATATACCTGTTAGAGGTGGAGATCAAACAACCAAAATAGATAATCTACCTGGTCTTAATTATGATGGTATTCAAGATGTTGAATATTTAAGAGAAAAATTATTCGCTGCTCTTAAAGTACCTAAAGCATTTATGGGTTATGAAAAAGATCTAACAGGTAAAGCAACATTAGCAGCTGAAGATATTCGTTTTGCACGTACAATTGAACGTATACAACGTATTTTAGTAAGTGAATTAACTAAAATAGCTTTAGTTCATTTATATACTCAAGGATATGATGGTGAAGCATTAACTAATTTTGAACTTTCATTAACTACTCCATCAATTATTTATGATCAAGAAAGAATAGCTTTATTAAAAGAAAAAGTTGATTTAGCTAAACAAATTCAAGAATCTAACTTAATGCCTTCTGATTGGATTTATGATAATATATTCCACTTTAGTGAAGATGAGTTTGATGAATTAAGAGATTTAGTAGTTGAAGATAAAAAACGTGAATTTAGATTAACACAAGTATTAGAAGAAGGAAACGATCCAGCTGAATCAGGTCAGGCTTATGGAACTCCACATCAGTTAGCAACTATATATGGTGCTGGTAGATATACATCAACACCTGAAGCTCCGGAACAAGTACCTTCAGGTTATGATGAAAAACAAGACTTAGTAAGACTTCCAGGTAGACCAACTGAAAAATCATCTATTATTAATACCCAAAAATCAGCTTTTGGTAAAGATAAACTTGGAAATAAAGAATATTCAGCTGTTGAACAAGGTGAAGAAAAATTAGGTAAAACACAATACAAAGGTGGATCTCCTTTAGCTTTATCTGAAACTCAAACTGTATTCTTAAAAAATAAATCTATGTTTTCAGTTTTAAATGCTTCTAGAAAAATAAATCTATTTAAATCTAAAGACAATGAAGGACTATTAAGTGAAAATAATATTTTACCTTCATAAACATATACATATTTATTATTAGAATCATTATTTAGTAATGCCATCTAAAAAAATTATAAAGCACAATAAACTGAAAAATACAGGCATATTGTTTGAATTGTTAATTCGTCAGGTAACAAATGACTTTTTGACTAAAGGAGACTCTCCATCAGTAAAAATATTGAAAAAATATTTTTCTAATACTGAATTAGCTAAAGAACAAAGACTTTATAATTTAGTAAACACACAAGAAAAACTTACTGAATCTAAAGCAGAAGCTGTTTTACAAACAATAGCTGAAACTGCTTTAAAATTTGATTTAGCAAAGTTAACTAAAGAAAAATACAACTTAATTAAAGAAATTAAAAAACACTATGATTTAGAAAATTTCTTTAAAAACAAAATTGCTAATTACAAAACATCAGCAGCAGTATACACTTTGTTAGAATCTTACAGATCTAGTGGATTTACAGATCCTAAACAAGTAGTAAACAATAAAATTACTCTTTTAGAGCACTTAACTCAAAAAGAAATCATCAATAAAGAAAACGAAGACATTAAATTGTTTTTACAAGAAAGTAAAGACATTCG